GTTTGCCGACCGCCATGTTGAGGAAGGTCTGCATCAGGTCGTTGTCCTTCATGAATTTCTGCACCTCGCGGTTGGTCTGTTCCCATTTGGCGAGGGCATCCTTCAGGGCTTTCATCTCGTCGCTGTCCTTGGGCTGGCCTTCGGTCTGCTGACTGACGGAATGCAGAGGGTCGTCGGGGTCGCCGCTGACGCCGTTCTGTTGTTGTGCCTGACGTTCGGCAGCCTCCTGAGCCTTGAGGTCGGCTATCTGTCCGCGGAGCAGTGTGCCAGCCGATGCGTAGGGGATGTATTTCTCGGTGATGTTGCCGCCTACGTACTGGGTGTAGTGGTACTTGGGCGAGGGTCCGTGGCCTACGAGTATTTTCTTAATGAAGTCGACGCCGGCAGCGGTGAAGGGCGACATACGTGAGAGAATCCAGACGAGGTTGGGCAGTCGGTTGCCCACGCCCCATTCCATGTAGCCAAGTCCGGGTGTTCCCACGCCGTTGGGCTTGGCCTTGTTCTCGCCGCCGCTGGAGGCGAAGATGGTGGAAATCTGTCGTCGTGCTCCCGATGAGGTGGACGAGCTGCCCTGCGCTGTCATGCCTACTGTCTCGAAGAGCATGGAGCGGACGTAATCGTTCCATGAGAAGACTTGAGCGCCGCTGTTGGGATTGATGAAAGCAGAGGGCGACACGGCCACATATCCATCGCGCTTCAGCTCCTCACTACGATCTTGGAACTGCTGTAAGTTGGTAACTCTGTTCTTGTTGCGTGACATATTCTGTTATCCTTTTTTAGAGGGGTTGATGTATGTTGTTGTTGCTTTTTTCGACTACAAAAGTAGGGAGAATTATTTTAGTGGTACGGACATGAGTCAGAATAGCGAGAGCTGCACGGCTCGGTTGCCTCTTTCGGCGTACCGCGTCTGAGCGAAAAAACTGCGGTCCCGTCGGTTCTCCCTTCCCTTTTCCGCCCACTTCATAGAATTGGAAAGTTCGAGAGTGTTGGTAGTCTTCGGGAATGGAGCCGTGCGAGCCGCAGTTAATCTAACAATATGTTTCACGTTTTTGCATTATGGCCTATATCAAGATGTATTCGGGGTGTCGTGTTGCGTCCGCCTACATATCGTAGTCGTACTATCGTTTGATATTCCACATGTGCTCTGCAGGACCAACGAGCACGTCTATGTTTGCGCCCTGCTTCAGAGCCACCGTTTCCACCCATTTAAGCTGAATAAACTGCTGCGGGCTAAGATTCATCTCGCTCATATACGCCTTATCTGCCACAGCCTTTTGGCGTTCAGCCTTCTCGCGAGCCACCTGAACCTCATACTCACGTTCCTGCGTCTGCTTGGCCTGTACCATCTTTGCCGTGCGGTTCATTTCGGCAAGCTGCTCCTTGTTGGGTGTTGCCTTGCCGATGATAACGTCCTTGATGATGACGGGCATCGGCTTGTGCTTGGAGAGGGTAGCCACGTAATCCTGCATCTGCTTCAGAATCTTCTTGTCGATGGTGCTCAATACCTGACGGTTGGACATCAAATCAAACGGACTGTACTGTGAGATATGGTCTCTGACAAGATTGCAGAAATAGTTGTAGAGGTTGGTGTCAAACCAGTCGCGTCCATAGTTCTGCAACAGCACGGGCGACTTGCCTTGCTCCACCTGAGTGACTATGACAGAATGGAAGTCGAGCGGCGTGTTATCGTCGGAGAAGATGTCGTCAAGAACAACCTCGTGACGTACAGGAACAATCTTGAATGTTTCGGCATGAGTACTCAGGGCACACCATGTCAGACCACTCTGTACTGGGTCGTTGTCAACACCTCCGTGTCCGAAGAACCATGGTTTCTTCACCAACACGGTTTCCTCGTCGGCATCGGGCGACACAAAACGGCACGAGGATAACATCACTACTGCGACAAGCGCAAAAAGAATTGAAAATAATTTTCTCATAATTGTTTTTTGTTTATATTGATTCATTAAAATCCTTATATATGACTATCGTACATTGCACCCGCTGCCTTTACGACTCAATCTCGGGAGGGTTGCCACCAGGCTTCTGCTCATGCCGAAACATTCAAGATTGTTCCTGTACTCTCCTCGCCGCCACCCGTGGTGCCGGAGTCGCCTGTGCCGGGAGCTGCGGGAGCATCCGTTGCAGCAGCATCGCCCACTCGCTTGAACGAGCCGTGCTGTGCGAAGGCAGCGTTGAACTTCTTGGAGAAGTCGATGGCAACACCTGCGGTGAGGTCCTTTGTGGTGAGGTCGGCGGCGGTAATCTCTCGGTTCACGTCAACGTCCTCGCCTGCTGCCTTACGTGCTTCGAGCTTCGCCTTGAGCTGGCTCTGAGTGAGCGAACCGCTGACGGTAGGACGTACCGTCATGCCCTCGGCAGACACCTGTACCTTGGTGCCCAGTGCCAACAGAAGCGGCAGCTTTTTCTCCAACTGCGTCATCACGGCCATTACGTCCGCTGCGCCTACTGTAGAGTCCTGCGCCATGTAGTCGCAAAACTCAGGAAATGACATCTGCTGCAAGTCAACGATCTGTGCGCTTGCCAGCTTCTCCTGTGTGAGGTGGTTCACACGAACTGCAATTCTTGTTTTAATTGCCATAGGTTATTTTTTGTTTGGGCGTTAATACTTTCCTCTCTATTTTTTCCCGATTCTACAAAGAGGCTTTTTGCAATGTGCTAACACTTTTCATCAAATGTGCTAACACTTTTCGTCAAATGTGCTAACACATTGCTTTTTTCGACTACAAATGTAGGGAGAAAATTTTGAGCGGTGCGGACATAAATTCAGAACAGCGTGAGCTGTGCTTGCTCCAACTTGATGCGCTTGCAAGCCTTGTCGTAATACTCCTTGTTGAGTTCAAAGCCGATGAAGTTGCGCTTCTCTTTTATACAAGCAATGGCGGTGGTGCCGCTGCCCAT